GATCTCAAGAACAAGAGTATGCATTTGGCAGGCGGTCAACCAGATATCATCTGATCGACCGGCACGATAGCATTCTTCTTAAAGATCAATCCATACTTGCAGAACCAGAGCGGTGCGTGATTAGGCTTGAGTTTTGGACAGGCAACAGTGCGTTTTGCCTGAACGTATTTTGGCTTGAATAATTTGAAAGGGATCATCAATTCCTAGTATAGTATTGTCCCACTTCTTCCATAAGGAAAAATGAGCGAACCAAGCAATCTGAATCCATTCCAACCACCTGAGACACACAAAAGTGTTAATATAGATAGTCCTCCTCCTTATTGTCGTGACGGAAAAGCACAAGGTAGTTCCGGAACGATAGACCAAAAGCCATTTTTCGAAAGCCAGGAGGACGAAGCCTCCAGAGACATGTCTTGGCTAGAAGACGGAACTTTTGATCTAAAGGGCCAGGGAGCGAGTGCCCTGTGCGATCCTATGCAGACAGGTCACATCGTCAACGAACAGGGAGGGTCTCCTCCTAATACTGGAACTGTCTACCGATACGCCAAGTCTATCCGTGGCACGGATGAGGCGGTTAGGGCTTTGTTCAATGACATTGTTGTTATTGACCCCCAAGGCAAGGTTCATCCTGTTCCTATCATTTGGGGCACACAGGAAAAAGCAGTGGCTTATTTGCTTCAAGAGAACACTCACAAGGACGAGAGTTTGATTGTGGACCGAATTAAGTTGCCTATGCTAGCAGTTCATGCTCAGGACTATAAGTACGCTCAGGACAGATATGTGTACCACAAAGCTATTGATTACCTAAGGGATAGGAAGGATCACATGCGGCCTCAGTTCACAACGACCGAGAAGTACGAGCGTGACACAGTTTTTGGTGTTTCTAAGGGCATTCCCCTTGATATTAGTTACACGCTTTATGCTTGGACGATGTACGAAGAGGACATGAATCAGATTCTAACCCAGGTAATCACAAAATTCTCCCCTATGGCATACATACGGGTACGAGGAATTTCGTGGGAGATTGGGGTCAAGTTAGACTCTATCGCCAACAACGTTAACTTCTAACCGGGGGATAAGGATGTCCGGGTTTTCAAATATCAGTTTGCTTTGACGGCCGAATCTTTCGTGTCTCAGCCAATTGTAAGGAGGAAAGCGGTTCTGAAAACGAAGATTGAAGTTGTTGACTCGCCTAACGACGAGGACATCACCGAGGTTCTGATGAGATTGGAGCAAGCAGTAAAGGATTTAGAAGCATGATCGAAATCAAGAACAAAACAAAAGGCCCGGTGCAAGTTATCGTCAGATCAAGAAAAGCACCTAGAGCATTTACAACTTTGAACATTCCAGGCGTAGGGAAGGGACAAAATATTAGACTGATTGAGGATGAATTAGTCACAGAATACATCGATAGAGTTGAGAAGATGGGATTGATCTCGACTAGATATGTGTCAAGCGCTCCAGGCGCCGACAACGAAACGGGAGTAAAGTAAAAATGGCAATCCTACAAGGCTTTCCACCTTCGAACACGATTTCACCGAGTGTTCGAATCACAGAAATAGATCAAAGCTTCATCGCCCCCGAGCAGTCGTTCCACCGAGCCGGTCTCGTGGGATTTGCTAGCAAAGGCCCAGTCAACGTTCCAACTCTTATTGCAACTCAGAGGCAGCTAAATACTGTCTTTGGTTATCCGCATCCAGAATCAGGCGACCCTTTCCTGGTTTATGCTGCTCAGCAATACTTGTTGGTTGCGAATGAACTCTACGTGGTGCGTATCGCAGATACCAGCAACGTAAGCGACGAACAAGCTCAAACTGCTGAAGTGGATATCCCTTCGGCTGGTGGTCAGATTCTTGTGGCTTCGAAAAAGGCCAGTCCTTACACATTCACAGTAGACTCCTTCTTCCGATGGAGAATTAATGGAGTTCTTCGTTCACGATCTTTGGTGGTCTTGGCAGGAACATATACCGCTGCTGAACTGGCTGTTAACTTGAATCTTCAGGTTGACCCCGACATCGACGGTATCGAATTCGTTACCACAGGATCAGACACTTACATCGCAGTTCAGACGACTTGGGCCTTTGGTCCGGACGCCGAACTAGAATTCGTTTCAATTCTGGATTCGATCTACGGTGGAACAATTATTGGCGGGAACCCAACCGGTCTTGGTACTGGTATGACTGCGGCCTCGACAACTGGATCTTTGGATCGTTATCCTGCTGCTTATACGACTGCTGGTCACTATAACTTCACGGGTCTTACCGGACTAAATATTCAGATCGTGGTGGACGGCACTGACGCCACACTTATTGATAACGTGGTTCAGGTCATTGACTTGTCCTCTCTCGAAGGCACTACCTCCACGATAGCCCAGGTAGTCACAGAAATCAATTCTCAGCTAACTGCAAATGGCGGAACTCTGCCTGGTGGTTGGTTGGCAGTTGCAAGTGGCAACAACCTTGAGTTCAAGACTGATCACTATGGCCGTGATGCCGAGATGTTGATCAAGGCTTCCAGCACAGCAGCAGTCCTGTTTGGCTTGTCCACACTGACGGTTACTGGCACGAGCCCAATTGGAAGCTCGGGTGATACAGCCGTTGATACTTACGGCCGAATCAATGGTGACACGAACAGCACTGGCGCAGTGACCTTCACTGTGTTGGCTGATTCCCCTGGTATCGATGGAAACTCGACTCAGGTTGTCATTGCGAACAACATCCGAGACGGTAACTTCTCGATCAATGTCTTTAATAACGGTGGCGAAGTAGAAAGCTGTGGCGGGCTGGTCAAGGATCAGAACTCTCGATACTACGTCGAAACATTCCTGGCCTTGGTTTCCGATTGGATTCGAGTACAGGACAACACGTCCATTACAGCCGCTCCGCTTGACGGAACTTACACTTTAGCTGGCGGTACCGATGGTATTCCTTCGAATCCAGACGATCAGGATAGCCTGATTATCGGCAATCGATTGGCCTACACCGGTATTTACGTTCTTAGCGAACCAGAGCAAATCGATATTGACCTTATCGCTGTGCCTGGTCACTCAAGTACGGCTGTGATTGCGGCCCTGTTGGATCTCTGCCAGAACGTTCGACAAGATTGCTTGGCAATCATTGATCCTCCGTTCGGCCTCACGGTTCAGGAAATTGTCGATTGGCAGAATGGAACTCATCCGCTTAATAGCGAAAGGTTCGACTCTGACTTCGGTGCCCTGTACTGGCCGTGGTTGCAGTTGTTCGACTCGTTCAATCGAGTCGCTGTCTGGGTCCCGCCATCGGGATCTGTCATGGCGACGATTGCTCGTTCTGACCAACTTGCAGCGCCTTGGTTCGCTCCAGCCGGTCTGAATCGTGGAGTGGTTCCAAACATTACGGATGTATTCTCTCGTCCAACCCTGGAAGAAAGGGACTTGATGTACGGTTACCGCAATGCGGTCAACCCGATCATCACCTTCCCAGACTTCGCAGGCTTCTTGATCTGGGGCCAGAAGACGCTTCAACGTCTGCCAACGGCTCTAGACCGAGTCAATGTGCGACGTTTGATGTTCGTGATTGAAAAGGAGATTCGTTCTGCTTCTCGTCAGTTGCTATTCGATCCACATGACGACATTCTGGAACAGAAGTTTGTCCAGATCGCTACGGCGATCTTGAATCAGATCGAGGTAGGCCGTGGAATCCACGATTTCCGAGTCCTATGCGATTCAACCATCAATACGCCAGACGTAATTGATCGTAACGAAATGCGAGCCAGGATCGGTATTCAACCGGTACGAGCGGCCGAATTCATCTTCATCGAGTTCTCGGTTCACCGCACTGGCGACTTTAGCTCAGACACACTGGGCTTCTAAAACGGATGCTTAAGGCGCCCTCATCTGAGGGCGCCTCACGCCGCATCAGGAAGGTAATAATGGCAGCAATGGGAATCGGGGCCTTAGGGGCTCCAGGTGTAATTATCAAGCGGAAGTTCCGTTGGGTGTTTGCAATGAGCACACCATGCGGAAACATCCCGGGAATTTACTGTCGTTCCGCAAGCCGACCTTCATTGGAAGTGGAAAGTACACAAATTGATTTCTTGAACGCCACGACCTGGGTACCAGGCAAGGGACGGTGGCAACCAATCACAGTTAGTTTCATAGATGTCGCAGATATTCAGATGCAAGGACTATATAACTGGATTGCAACGGTCTACAACTTCACCGATCCGGTGGGGTTATCGCAAGGCGAGAAAGCAGACTGGAATGGAACGGCATTTCTCAACATGTTAGATGGTTGCGGAAATGTCCTGGAGACATGGGGTTTAGGTTCATGTTTCCCAACCTC